AAAGGACCATACAGGATCTATTATTTCTAGAGAACAGGGATAGGAAATACGATGACGATGTGTATGTTGTGAGAGGAATCTACAATGTGCAAGATGCAGACTTCAATCTATCACAGTTTGGCATGTTCTTACAGAACGACACACTATTTTTAACTGTGCATTTGAACGACATAGTGGAAAGATTAGGCAGGAAACCAATGTCAGGTGATGTCATAGAGTTCCCACACATGAAGGAAGATTATTCATTAGATGAGAGCATACCGATCGCACTGAAAAGATACTACGTTGTTGAAGATGTGAACAGGGCGGCGGAAGGATTTTCACAGACATGGTGGCCACACCTGTTGAGATTGAAGATGAAGACAATGGTGGACTCACAGGAGTTCAAAGATATTATCGGCGATGCAACAGCAACGGGTTCAGTTGCCAGTTACATGTCAACATACAACAAAGAGAAATCAATCAATGAGCAGGTTGTCGCACAGGCAGAATCAGATTCGCCAAAAGCCGGATTCAATTACAAACAGTACTATGTTGCACCTATCGATGAAAGAGGAAACATCAGGACAGAAAATGTTAACACAGAATCGCAAAGAGCGAGCAGTAGTAGTACAGTAAATGCAACAATAGACACACCAGCAAGTTCCCACTATGGTTTCTACCTGGATGGTGACGGAGTTGCTCCCAATGGAAATCCTGCAGGATTTGGGATATCGTTTCCGACTTCGGGTGTTGATAAAGGAGACTATTTCTTGAGGACAGATTACCTGCCTAACAGACTATTCAGATACGACGGAGCCAGATGGGTCAAGATAGAAGACAGTGTGAGAATAACTACCACTAATAACGATTCAAGAGGCAACTTTAAAACTAGTTTCGTCAACAATGCAACACAATCGACCATTAATGGTTTAACGGTTACACAGAGACAATCATTGACAGACGCTCTCAAACCAAAGGCTGACAATTAAGAATGCTACACTTTTACGAAGGACAGGTTAGGAAATTCCTTACTCAATTCATTAGGATTTTGAGTAACTTTTCTGTGGAAACAGGCAGAGGCAAGGACGACTCTGTGCAACTAAGAGCAGTGCCTGTTGTTTACGGAGATCCGACTAGGCAGGTGGCGAACATTTTGAAAAACAACAGTGAGAACGCTTTGAACTATGCACCGAGGATCGCGGCCTATGTGAGGGAATTGAATTATGACAGGGAAAGGATGCAGAATCCTTACCACATAGAGAAACAACATCTCAGAGAAAGAGACGTAGATGCAGATGGAAACTACACCGATAAATTGGGTGCAGGATACACCGTGGAGAAAGTGATGCCATCACCGTTCAGACTAGAAGTGTCTGCCGACATATGGACTACGAATACAGACCAGAAACTACAGATAATGGAACAAATTTTATATCTTTTCAATCCGGACTTCGAGATACAGAAAACAGACAACTACATAGATTGGACTAGTTTAAGTTACGTGGAATTAACAAATGTGTCATTCAGTAACAGGACTATCCCAGTTGGTGCGGATTCGGAGATAGACATCGCAACGCTCACATTCAGCATGCCGATATGGTTGTCACCACCAGTCAAAGTCAAGAAGCTAGGTGTTGTACAGAAGATCATAATGAGCATATATGACGACGATGGCGGAATAGCGAAAGGACTCATTGATGGAGAATTAATATCAAAAAGTTACATAACTCCAAACAACTTTGGTCTGTTAGTGACTGGTAACCAATTGAGATTATTGGGATCAACAGGCACGAATGTCAAATCGGGTGGTGATGGATTTTACACGGGCGGCAATGCTCCCTCTAGTCTTGATCCTTTTGACACGTTTGGTCCAGCAGTCAACTGGAAGATACTGTTAGATCAGTATGGCAAAGTAACAAATGGCACATCACAGATAAGATTAACACAACCAAACGGAAACGAGATTATAGGTACCGTTGCAACAACGACATTGGATGACACGATTTTATTATACACAATAGACGGCGACACAATACCAAGCAATTCACTTACGGCGGTCAAGAAGATCATCAATCCAGCAACGTTTGATCCAGGCACACCTGCTAACGGTGATAGGTATTTGGTCATAAACGATGTGGGAGACAGCACAGCCAGTTTCCAAAGTGCCACTTGGGGTACGTTAGTAGCCAGCGTTGGCGACATCATAGAATACAACAGTTCAACAAGCAAATGGAACATAGCCTTTGATGCTTCAAATCCGGACAGCACACAACACTACGTTACCAACCTAAACACGGGCATACAGTACAGATTTAACGGCACAGAGTGGGTCAAATCATATGAGGGTGTTTACACACAAGGTAATTGGAGTATCGTACTGGATGGCGGAGCAGATCCAGGGTACAACTCATCAATTGACGCTACCACTCCATAGTTGTTATAATATAGCATGAAAGAAAATATAGTTTGTTCAGGTGCCCTGTTCTACGCGACAAGCACCAAACGTTTCCTATTCCTACAGAGGACTGACAAGAAGACACAAGGCATGTGGGGATTGGTTGGCGGCAAAAGCAAATTCACAGAGTCTGCTTTCGAAGGATTGAAACGTGAGATAGAGGAAGAGACGGGCAGTTTGCCCAAGTTCAAGAAAGTGATACCACTAGAGATGTTCACTTCCAATGATCAGAAGTTCTTCTTCCACACTTATCTAGTTGCCATTGATTCAGAATTCATACCTAAACTGAACGAAGAACATTCGGGATACTGTTGGACCGCTTTTGAATGTTGGCCCAAGAACCTACACATGGGTCTCAAGAACACACTCAATAATAAAAGTATAAAAGGTAAGTTACAGACTATCTTAGATCTTATAGTCTAACCAGCACTGATTTTCAAAGTACCACTACTGTTCCAAAGTTGTCCTGCAACACTTGGATCACTGGTTGGCAAGTTTGTCATTTTAACAACAGCATTTGAAAGAGTTTTTGCACCTGTGATAGTCTGTGTTGTACTAACAAGTACTTGTTCACTCGTCGCCGCACCTGCTGATGGTCTTATAAGATTTACTCTGTACGCATTTACAAGTGTACTTGCACCCGATGTTGATGCTGAGGACACTGTGACCGTTGTTCCCGACATTGCCGCTGAGAATGTCAGTTGGTCTGTGCCTTTCGTGGAAACAACAGGTCCCGATGAAACATACGCATCCGAACCATCTGCTACTACGAAAACTTCTGAGATACTTGCCGCACTCTCTGAGTCACTGCTTCCAACCACAACGTAGTGTGCTCCGTTGGCGTTATCTGTTGAGAACGTGTCCATTGTAGAGGCACTGCTTGAAGTTGTGGTCTGTCCCACAGTCTTGGTGTTATCACTTGATGCATCCGACTCTGTGTCACCCAACAACACCCTGTACATCTTGACTGCGGTGTTTGGCTCATTAGCCGAAGCCCTCAATCTCACGTCGTCTCCACTTATGTCTGCGGTCAAACTTATCAGTTCGTTGCTTCCTGTGAAGTTGCTGTTATAAGTTGTTATGAATGTATCACTGCCGTTGTGTACAACCAAGCACTCGATGTTGTGTAATTCTGTCTTGCCGGTGTTGTTGGCACTGATGTAGTACTTGGCACCTCTGTATGTTCCGTGTGCCCATGTGTCTATGTTTTCCACAGCACTGTCAACGTCTGTGTTGATAATTGTAGATGTGTTACCGGAGCTTGATGCAGTTGTACTGTCACCCAACCCTATTTTGAAGAACTTGATTGAGTTTACTGCCGCGGTACCCGTACCTTTTAATCTAACTGTGCCTGAATTGATATCTGCAGTGAACGTCAGTTGTGCGTTATCACCTTGTTGCACACCACCACCTGCTGACACAAAAGCATCTGAATTGTTGTGTACTAAACTGAGCTGAACTGTTGCTAATTCGTTGTTGATCTCATCCTTCATGACACCAAGATAGAATGCACTGTCAAAAGAACCAGTTGTGAACGTGTCAATGTTGGTTGCAGATGTACCTATTGATGTTTGTTCTCCGGTACTTGTGCCTGCTGATTCCGTAACAGAAGCCTGCGTGGCTATGTCAATAAATGAGCTAGTTGCAGAGTCGTATCTTTCGTATACATCCGTGGTAGTGTTGTAACGTAACA